TGACCAACTTTATAATATAGCTTATACATCTTATTGCACTAGGTGTCTGTTGTCACTGGATTCGCCGAGAGGTTACGCCTCGAAGCGGTAAAGAAAAAATCATCAACGAGCTTGAGGAGAAAACCCTGCAGCTGGGTCGCTACCGAAACGGAGCTTACTCAGATAGTTTGATTCGTAACGTTTACCTTCATAATGCAAGAAAGTTACGCGATGTTTTGCGGAAAGCAGCCGCTAGCGGCATCAGGTTGTTTCGTATTTCTTCTGCGATGTTTCCGCTGAGCGATAAAGTTGATCGCAAAGTCTGGGACTGCGATGAAATCAAAGCAGAACTTGCTGCCGCAGGTAAGTACGCGATGGAACGAGGAGTCAGGTTGACGACGCACCCTGGTCAGTTCTGCGTCCTGTCGTCCGATTCTGATGATGTCGTCGCCAATGCTATTAAGGAACTAGAACATCATGCTTGGATGTTCGACGCGATGGGGCTTCCTAGGACACCTCATGCGGCCATCAACGTCCACGGAGGAAAAGCTGATCGATCTTCCAGACTGATTGATGCCATTCGCTCTCTACCTGAGGCTTCTCGCAACCGATTAACTCTAGAGAATTGCGAGACGTGCTACTCTCTTGTCGATCTCTTGCCCGTCTCTTTAGAGACAGGTGTTCCCATCGTCTGGGACTCGCACCACCACGTTTTTAACGATGGAGGCTTGACCCCTGAGGAAGCCTGCGCCGCGGCCCTAGAAACATGGTCGAATAAAGTTCGACCTTTGCAACACATCAGTAATACTGAACCAGGTCTCGAAGGAGGTTCATTTACGGAACGTCGGAAGCATAGTGATATGATCCATTACGTTCCGGAGTGCCAGCGCATTCTGTTGATGAACGATGAAATTGATGTCGAAGTTGAAGCAAAGTTGAAAAATTTCGCAGTCTTCGATATGTCACGCCGATTTTCTATTCCATTGTAAAGTGCAATGTCGCACCTAGAAGAGTTATTGTAAGTTTTGTGGTCATCACCCACACCCAACAGGAGAAAAATATGTCAAAGATCAAGAAGCAAAGCCCAATTCCATTTCCACAAAAGATCAACATGGACGATCTCGCCACTGTCGACGACGACGTTCTGTCCAACATGCTTCGTAGTCTCAATGAGTCCATCTCACGAGCCGATGGACATGGTCTCAATTCCATGCCTTGGGAAGTTGAACTTTGTTACGCTCAGCGAGAGGTGCAGATTCGTATCCTACGTAAGGAACTTCATGCTAAGTACCTGGAGAGTCTGCCTTCAGAGGTGGACTGATGGAACCTATCAAGGTGAAAGCAAAAGAGATGAAATCCGGTGGCAGTGTCATGGAGCATTATCTGGCTTCCTTGAAGCTGCATCCACAACTTTCTCATGAACAGATGGTTGAGCTGTTCAAGGACGTCGAGAAAGGTGGACGGACAGCTGAAACTGCTAGGAGGAGGCTCATTGAGACTAACTTGCGCCTAGTCGTATATATCGCGAAGCAATATCGCGGTCATGACATGACTCTAGAGGATATCATCCAAGAAGGTAACCTCGGCCTCATCAAAGCTATCGAGAAATTCGATTGGAAGAAAGGCTTCAGGTTCTCGACCTATGCAACGTGGTGGGTCAAGCAGGCCATCAGCCAACACATCTTGAAGCGAAAGCGCATCATCAGGATGTCAGCTCATGCCGTCAACACACAAAAGAAACTGATTTCGGCGGCAGAAGAATATCGAGCCGCTATGGGGTGTGAACCTTCTGTCGAAGAGTTGAAAGAGATGACAGGAACGAGTGATGTCATCTTCAACGCCATGTCGATTAGCGGGCGGGCCATCGTGTCTTTGGACCAACCCATGTCTTCTGATCCTGATTCAGACACGTTAGAAGACAGGATTGAATCGATGGCGGATGATCCTCTTGAGATCGTTGCTGCAAAAGACATGCTCGAGATCGCGAGAGGGGTCATGAGTAAGTTATCGCCTAAGGAAGCAGCGATCTTAAGGTTACGTTTTGGTCTCGTCGATGATGTACTTAGAGACCCTGCTTACGATTTGACTCCCGAGCAGGAGTCAAAGATCTCAAGAGGAGCTGGGCTGGCATGAACATTGACACGTTATTAACGTTCTTCATAGTCGTCAATACGTTTGCGTCTACGGGAACTGTAGTAGCCGTCATCCATTTGTGGAAGAAGCTCTCTAAAAATTCATCGAAAGATGACGAAGTCTCTACAAGCGAGAATGAAGTTCTTGAAAAGAACCTAAATTCTAGGTTACGTGACCTACAAACAGCTCAATTTAGTCTGCGATTTTCTAACTTACCAAATCGAGATACTGGAAAGAAAAGACAATGACGATGAAAAAAGGTAGCAAATTTGAAGGTGGATACGCTACGATTGATGACAATGGTGTTAATTATCGTGACATTGCCGAGACGATGACGGAGATGGGATACAAAATGAATCACTCTTCCGCAAGGAACTACGTTCTTCGTGTCATGCGGAAGTTCGTAGATGCCATTGCGGAGAGGCAAGGGATGCCTTTATCACCGGTCGTTGCAGAACAAGTCTCAAGGTCCCCTTTGTTCCAAAATGGCATCAATGACCTCCTCCAGGACCTAGAGGCTCACAGAAAAATTGGTGAAAAATGAAAGCCGTAAAATATCAAAAAAAATCTCTAATTAAACTCGAAGACCTTCTCAAAAGAAGGAGAAGTAATCTGAAGACTTTCTTGAAAGAGAGAGGGATCTCGAATTTTGTGACTCTACAACAAGTGTGTCAACGATTGGGCGTCACGCCTCCGAGCGCTGAAACATTTGATGCGATCATGCCTTCTTATGTTTCTGACCCAGCAGCCGGAGTCATCGTGGTTCCTCCTCTTGACGTTGTTTTAGAGCAGACAGGCGAGAGGGAAGATATGGATGATTCATTCGAGGATCTATCACCTATGATGGCTCAAACCCAAGAGACATCGGACGAAGAACCCAAGGTCGCTTCAAAGCGCCGACAGAAGAAGCAGGAGACACATGAGTAGGATCATTTATGACGTTGAGACCGCACATTACGGAGGTCGAAACAAAAAGAAAAAGAACCGTAACAAGTCTAATAATTGGACTCACGAAAAAAGAGAAGTTGCACTGAGATGTATCAGTAATGCATCTGTGTTGTCAGACGCCGCAAATACTTTCAAGTGCGTCTTAGAGAAAAATCCTGATTCCTCTTTGAAAGAGGCCCTCGATAAGGTTGATAAAGTCATCGAAGACATGAAGCGAGAGTTTAAGAACAATTACGTCCTTTAATTTCAATGCAGAAAAATCTACAAACGTTTGAAGTTACAATAAATCCATGAGTAGTGTATTTGGAATTCTTGAAACCCTTGAGTCAGATAATTCCCGTCTCTTCAAAGAAGAAGTCTTGGAAAGAAATCGTGGTAATGTTCTCTTAAAGAAAGTTTTTGTCGCCACGTTCGATCCTTACGTCAACTACTACGTCAATAAGTTTAGGATGCCTCCGGCTCTTGACTCATCAGTCGACGACGACGAGCAACTCAAGACATTCATGGAAGTCTTGCGGCGGTTGTCGATCAGGGAAGTGGTGGGTAATGAGGCAAAGTCTCTTGTCGAGATGACATTTCAAGCGATGACTGCCACACAACAGAAATGGTGTTGTAGAATCTTGTTGAAAAACTTGAGGTGTGGCGTCCAAGAGACGACAATCAACAAGATCTGGCCGAGGGCCATCACCAAGTTCACTGTTCAGTTGGCTGAGACGCTCACGTCGCACTTCGAAAAGGACAAGGGGATCGTGATCGACGACCCCTTGAAATACCCGGTCCGCGTTGAACCAAAGTTGGACGGGCTTCGTTGCGTCGTTGTAAAAAACAAGGGTGAAGTCACCATGTTCACTCGCAATGGGACCGTCCTAGAGACGCTACCAACAATCAAGGCTGCGATTGAGTCCGCAACATGGGATGACTTCGTCCTCGATGGCGAGGTCATGGGTTCGGACTGGAATGAGTCGGCGAGCGTCGTAATGTCTCACAAGAAGAACAAAGACGACTCTAACATTATCTACCACGTCTTCGATGCTATGCATCTCGATGAATGGAGAGAACAGTCGAACGGGTTTGAACTCAATGACAGGGTGGAGTTGGTACAAGAACTATTGTCAGGCGTCCCTCACACTTCTCAGTTGAAGCAAGTTGGAGGGATTGTCGCAAAGACGCAAAAAGAACTCTTAGAATTCTACTCTAAGTCTATGGAAGAAGGGTACGAAGGCATCATGGTCAAGGACTTGAAGTCCAAGTACTCGTTCAAGCGTAGCGACTCTGTCTTGAAACTGAAACCTGTCACGACTTACGAAGGAGTTGTCGTAAGTTCATACGAAGGTCGACGAGGTTCAAAGCGAGAAGGTTTGTGGGGAGGATTTGAAGTCGTGTTGCCGAATGGCGTCGTGACGCGTGTAGGTAGCGGTTTCACCGACAAACTAAAGGCAGAGATCAACTTGAATGAAGAGTCATGGATCGGTAAAGTGGTTGAATTAGAGGGTCAGCCTGATCCCTTGACGCATGACGGTCTCACGAAGGATGGAAAAGTCAGGTTTCCAGTCTACATCAGGACTCGAGATTCTTCCGACGTAGATCCAAAGGTCGTTGAGGCAGGAACTCTTTATTTGGAAAAGAAATGAAGAAGCCCACGGACTCACTTGTGCCATTTTCTGCCCCCATGCCGACAACCTCTCCGTCTGGTGCAGGAACGTATTTACCAACGACCATGAGGTCTAGTACGTATCCTACGAGTCGATTAAGTCCAAATTTCGAGCCAGTGGACCAGCTAGAAGCCGTCAAAGATTCAGACAGGTTTTTGGGAACGGTAGCTGATGCAAAACTCAAATTGATTCATGATCAAATACAACGCCTCAGAGAGCAGGCAAAAATGATCATTTTTTCAGCGGAAAGAGACATGAAGCTGCATAGGGCATCTTGCTCATTTGAAAAGAGGACAGGCCACACTTATTACCTCTACATGAGAGTGGAACAAGAGTTATATTTTTCCATCCTTTCTCCTGAAGATTGGGGTGGCAAACCTCCTCACGAATTTATGGGAGCTTATCGTCTAGAAGGAGACATGTCGTGGACATCTATC